CCATCTGTTGATAAGCTTTCAGCCCCTCCTGCATTTGCTGTTGCATAGCTAACACCTGCGGATCAGGGCCATCTTCCTCACCCTGTAGGTTGGGCGGCAGCAGCGTCTTGAGCCGCTTGGCAATTTCATCGGCTCGCGGCCAATCCAAGCTGTCGGCCAGAATGTCGCCCATTATCGGCGCGGCCTGGGGGAACGCCCGCACCATTTCGATCATCTGGTTGGCGGCTTCCTCGCGGCGCGTGGTGAACGATGGCCCGGCCTTGACCGTGACATCGTATTTGCCCACCGTCAGGTCATAAGCCTTGGTCACGGGCTGGCCTTGTTCATCAAGCTGCGGTTGACCTTGCTGCATCTGCGGAATGGGCTGGTTGATCGGCACATTCTCGGGCGTTTCATCCTCGCCCATAATCCGCATTATTCGCGGCTCAGAATAAACGTGCGGGATCAAGTCCAGCACGATCAGACCGCCATGACGAATAGCCCGCGTCATGTTGTCCTGAAAATGGAAAGTCGAAATATCGCCTTCACGCTGCCGGGCTTTGATCGCCACACCGGACGTTTCATTCGACCGGGCGCCCAGGCTGGCATCGTAAAGGCCCATCGTGTTTTTCATATCATCGGAAGCGTTCATGGCCTCCTGCAACGCCCCGGCGGGGACGCCAGCAAATGGCTGACGCTGGGGCGGTATCTGCCCCGAATATTCAAGATAAGCGTGGGACTGAGTGTTAGCCGTCGCCCAGCGGGGATCGTCGTCAAACGCGCCCTCTGGCCCGATGAACGGCGCTTTCGGAGCAAGGGCCACCAGTTCCGTTGCGCTGGTTCTCCAGTAATTGTACATCCGCTGGCTGTCCTTGGCGAAGTGGATCAGCGACTGGAAATATCGCCGCCCCTCCACATTCACCTCATCGCCGTAGACCGGGACGATTGGAATATATCGTCCGACCCATTCCGTTGTTTCAAGCACCTCGGCGCCAGTGATTAAGTGCTGAACGACCTTGTGGCTCGGCACCTGTCGATCAGCCTCGACCGTAATCCCGGCCTGGGCGAAAAATTCCTGATTAGGGGCAAAGTCATCCTCGTACATGACCTCCCCACTAGACAGCCTCAGAAGCGTCCGCGTTACCTCATCCCGAACCCAATATTCCGCCAGCCTGACGCCATCACTTTCAAACCACAAGCGGGTATTATCGTCGGCCCGGAGGGCTTCCCAGTCCACGGCTTCCGCATCGGGATACTCAGCCTCGAATAAGTCTTTCCGCATTATTTCCGTGACAAACGCCACGTTCCAGTCGCTGCTATCCGCCGCCGTGCTGGCCGGATCGCCGTACACCGTGAACGGGTTGGCGATGCGATTAATTACAATATCCTGTTCAAAACTGTCATCGCGGGCATATTCAATGTCGATCCGAAAATAACCGAACCCATTTGAAACGGCGCTATCGATAGCGGTGTCGTAGGCTATGTCGGCTTTTGACTGGACCTCAATATTCCGAATGATGCCGTTGAGAATTTCGGCGGTTTCAGGATCACCTTTGTCGTCGACGGGGTGAACTTTGATGCTGGGCTTGTTCAAGCGGGCGTCATTGACAATCTGCCGAATGAACGTCGGCATCCGGTTCACGGTCAAGCTGGGCCTGCCTTCCTGTCTCCGCTGCTCCTTATCGACCTCCTCCCACTGTTCGCCCATCCGACCAAACTTCAGATCGGCCAGCGCGTTTTCGCGGTTGTCACTCTCATTCTCATCGCACCGCTCAAAGGCAGCTTTGGCTTCTTCGATGATGTCGTCGTCAGCCATTTAATTCATCCATGTTCCTGGTCGTGGGCGCTCATGCCGCTTGGCCGTCTTTTTGTTGACCAACCTGGGGAATAACTCGGTGAACGCCCACACCAGCGCATCAACCCGGTCGGGTGAACCCTTGCCCTCATACCCGCCAGCAGTCATCAGGCACATTTGCGCCTCCAGCTCGGGGAATGACCCGGCGTGGCTTATCTGGCCCAGGTGATACAGCGCCGAAACCGGCTCGGCCCGAACGTGCTTGCCCCTGGTGGCCGTGACCTCCACGATCTTGATGTTGGGACGCACCGTCCGCAGGGTGTGGCGGCACATATCACCGCCCTGGTTCCGTTCGATCACCACCGCGTCGGCATCGTGCAAGTCATAAGCCGCCACCGCCCTCTCAGCCCACTTCTGCGGCGGGCCTTTGCAGCTAACGTCGTCCAGCACATAACCCCGTTTGTCATCGCCCAGGCCCGCTACGATGATGCCGTGCTCGTCGGCCCCGGCCTCGCTTGACACGGCTGGGTCAACGCTGACCAGCACACGCCCCATTTCTGGAGGGTCAGCAACCCGGTGGTCGTGTAGGTTTTGTCTATCCCAGATCGCTCCAATAAATTGCGGTTCGTATGCTCCGAGCCAAATGTGGCCGAATCTGCCGGGGTTGTTTTCTCGGTCATGGGCCATTTCCGCCGTTAGTTCGTCGGGAAAAAACGGATTGTCGTCGTAATTAACTTCCCGAATTATAGCGTCGTTGGGTGGGTTCATTCCACGGAACCGCTGGTCGATGGGGTCAGACTGGTGGCGTGGGTTCCACGACGCCCATATTTCACTGCCCGGTGTTCTGATCGTCGGTATTAATATCTCGATGGAACGGGTCGAAATTGTCTGTGCTTCTTCAATCCAACATAGGTCAATTTTTTCATAACTTTTTATCTGGTCTGCCGTCAGGTTGCCCAGCCCAGAAAATATAAACTGGCTTCCATTGGTGCCGGTGATGTTGTCGCGGGTGCTGGTAAAGAACGCCCCTAGTCCCAGGTCGTCAATTTTGTCATCCAGCAGTTGTTTGACGGAATCCTTGATGGACCGCTGGACCTCGCGGCAGCACAGGACGCGGATTTTTCGCTGCCCGGCCAGCAATAGCAAGCTGGTGGCGAAGCTGTGCGACTTGCCGCTGCCACGCCCGCCGTAGAACGCCTTGTACCGATGGGGCTGCATCAGGTCTTGGAACGGCTCGGGTATCTGCACCCGGTCAAGCATTTTTCTTCGCCGTCACATACTCGACCGTAAAACCGATAGGCCCACCGTCTTCGCCCGTATGCTCGACGGGCGGTTCCTTCCACCGGGCGCGGGTCTTCAGCCAGAATATCTGTGCTGTCACGTTGCCCGCCCTGGCCTGATTAAAAAGGAAACCGGCAACATGAGCATTAGCTTTTGCCACGCCGTCGTCCAGTTCTGTGCGATAGTACTTGATTAGAGTTGGCCGGGTGACACCTATCACTAAACCGATATCTTCGGCAGGGATGCCAAACCCCGCCAGCCGCCTTACTTCTTCGCGACTTTCGTCGGTCGGCTTGTGCCTCGGGCGCCCTGATTTGCCTTTCATAGTGTAAATTTTCCCACAAAAAAGGCCGCAAGCAGTGCCTGCGGCCGATGATGCCGTCGATGGTGACAGCTGCACCGCCAAGGTTGATCCTGGCGGCGCTGGAATTTTTGCTGAAAAGGAAGGATGAAACAGTAAAGGTCGGCGGCCGACGCTTCTACTTCCGGGATGACCTCGACTCATTCATCCGCGGGGCACCGTGCCCGGCATGACCACCCCCACCCCACAAACAATTAGCGCCGCACAGGCTGGCAGACCTGGCGGCGCTGGAATTGTTGGTCGCGAAACCAAGAGGACTGAGAACGCGCTGGGTACACTTATCCACAGCGCCATTATCCACTATCCTGATTTTTTTGGGAATGTCAAGACATTTTTTTGCCGCCTCGCCCGAAGGCATTCAGCAGTGCTGTCAGACCCATCAGCAACGCCTCGGCTTCCCGCCCATCAGACGGCCTCACCACGCCTCTGCGCGCCCTGACGAGCCAGCCAGGCAGCCTCTCGAAGACGGCTACGTTTGCCACCGCATCCTGCTGGCGGCGACCGGCAGCCACGAGTGCTTTGCGCAAGACATCGAACTGGTTCTGCGCCCGCTCGACATCCTCGTCTGCGGCCTCGCTGCCGCCAGTCGAGTTGGAGCTGGTCCGCCTAATCACCAGCCGATAGAGGCGTGCGTAATCACAGCCGGCGTTGTGCTGGTCCTGACTAATGATCTGTCTGGCTAGCAGCACGCCGAGCGGATAGGACGCTAACTCAGATTGGGCGGCACCGACTAGGGCGAACCGCTTGACCTGCTGCTCTGGCGTGCCGCGATCGGGCCCGACATCCTGTGACGTTTGAGGCCGACCGCGTTTACGCGCCGCGAATGCTTTCATGCACTCACCCGTTTCCCTCCGATTGATGGCGGGGAATGACCACGTCCTGTATGTACTCCACGTCGATGTCCGCCAGCGTACATACCCGCTGGAACTCCGCGCCGCCGCCTTCTAGCCACTTCTTGGCGTCCTCGCGGTCGGCTTGCTGCCGTTTGTGGGCGGCAGTCATTTCTGACCTGTCCATCCCCTCCCATTTGGCCCTTGATGGTTTGTAGGCATCAACCAACGCCTGTGCTAAAACTGCCCGCCAGAGTGCTAGTTCCGGCTGGGAGTGGCGGCGTCGTTCGACCCCTTTGGTGGGGTTTTTCCCCATCACCTCTCTCAAAACGGGATATCATCATCAGGATCTTCCACCGGCCTCACTCGGCGCACCGTCGAAT